GGTGGGTATTGGAGTGGATGCCCCGCTAGGTATTCTTCATGTTGCAAAAACTGGCGGAAGCACCACTCCAAATCTAGTTATTGTTTCGGGTGGCGTTGGAGACCCTTCAAGCGTTGATCCGTCAATTCAGTTTGGCGCCAGCGGGGCCGAGTCCGTTGGCACAACTAAGATCATGTCTACGGGCGCATATAACGCTCGTGCGCTGGCTTTTCACACAGGCACTGATGCGGCTGGTACGGAACGCCTTCGTATCACATCTACTGGTCGCGTTGGCATAGGAACCGGCAGCCCTGGCGTAAAAGTTGACGTTGTTTCCGACAACAATACTTCCCTGGCTTCTGTTTTTCGCGTCAACAGCAATAACGTCGCCGTTAATACTTCACTGGCGTATGACGGCTTGATTGGCTCAGGGCAACTTACTGTCCAGGCTGGCACTTCTAGCGCATTGATTTTTGGATCAAATTCCACCGAACGCGCCCGCATCGACAGCTCCGGCCGCCTGTTAGTTGGCACGTCTTCTAGCTCTAGCTCCGCAAAATTTGTTGTTCAAGGATCTTCATCTGACTCAACTTATGGCGGGATTATTGGTCTGAAAAAAAGTGTCGCCCCAGCGTCAGGTGATCACTTTGGCTTTGTTAACTACGTGGACAACGGTGATAATACTGTTGCCCAAATTTATGCAAGCAGGGACGGGGGGACGTGGACCGCAGGAAGCAGCCTTCCATCACGTTTAGTGTTCTCCACTACCGCCGATGGGGCGTCTTCTCCGACGGAGAGGATGAGGATTGGTAGTAATGGTCAAATTGATTTTGGGAATACAACGGACGGAGCCTATACAGTTACTCGTAACACAGGAATTGTTGCCTACTTTGACAGGCGGGGAACCGATGGAACAATTATTCAGTTCGAGCAAGATGGAGCGTCAGAAGGCACAATCTCCGTCTCCGGTACAACTGTCAGCTACAACGGCGCTCACCTTTCCCGCTGGTCTCAACTTCCTGGTGGCGCAACTCGTGAAGAGATCCTGCGCGGCACTGTGCTGAGCAACATCGACGAGATGTGCGAGTGGGGCGAGGAAGACAACGAACAGCTCAACCGGATGCAGGTGAGCGATGTCGAAGGCGACCCCAATGTGTCTGGTGTGTTCCAAGCCTGGGATGATGACGACGACACCTACGCCGATGACTTCTACTGCGCGATGACGGGTGACTTCATCATCCGCATTGCGGCAGGCATCCCTGTGCATCGCGGGCAACTGCTAATGTCCGCCGGTGATGGCACCGCGATTCCTCAGGACGATGACATCGTTCGCAGCAAGACCATTGCCAAGGTGACATCCAATCACGTCACCTGCACTTACGACGATGGCAGCTACTGCGTGCCTTGTGTGCTGATGGCTTGCTAGACCTCTTAGCCCTACTCACATCGACGCCTGGCTCAACTATCTGGAATTGCCGGATGGTTGGGCTTGCCCTAGAGTTCAAGGGCGGCGGTGCGTCAACACCCTGCCCTGCTCACAGTTCCCTAGAAACCATGACCGCAAAAGATTACTCCAAGCTCACGCCAGACGACTGGTTTAAGCTGCGCGAAGGACCTATGGACAAGCATTCCGCATGGGTCCAGGACGGCGTTGTGAAAATGGCAAACAACGACGATCCTCATTACGTGGAAGTTTTCAAAACCCGCGAAGAAGTTGAATGTTTTATTGCCTACCTACTTTTGAAGGCTGATGAAGCCTGGCCAGGCTGACAAGTAATTACCACTTATGGATTTAGAAGACGAATACGAACCAAGAAATCGAGAAAAAGCACGAGCCGCGCACCGAACACTGTTTTGGTGCGGTAAGTGCGACGCGCAGATTATTTCTCAATCAGAAAAATGCCCTAACTGTGGACACCGTGAAGACAGGTCTAAAATCCGCATCAAGCTCTATTAATCGCTTCCACGCATGTCGCTGACATCTCTAGAAGATCACAACCGGCAGGCATGGACCTTCACCGCTGGACCCGTCAAGAACGGCATCGCCTGTCCGAACTGTGGGGTCGAGCTGCTGGATTCCAACCCATCAGTGTGCCTTACAAGTTGGCCTCCGCAATGGGCCGTCCACTGCCCTGAGTGTGGATACGCCGGCACCAGGCGCTGATCAAGGCGAGTATCGCAAAACACAAAAAATCCGGCTAGGATTTCTCCAGCCGGATTGGCCCGTTCTCACCGCCATGCTGCCTCAAGCGCAAAGACTTGGGGCGCTCCGGTCAGAAAACGCCGATAGAGTGCCTGTGTAAGCCGCTACAAACGGCATGGCGATCACGGCAAAACGATTATCGCCAGAGCTGATAGAGGTTCGCATACCTTATGTCAGCTTCAAAGAAGAAACAACTTTTTTACTCGCGTCAGACATACATTTAGATAATCCCAAGTGCAATCGCAAGTTGCTGTTGCAACATCTTAATGAATGTCGCGCAAATAATGGCTATGCGCTGTTTTTCGGTGATGTACTTTGCGTAATGCAAGGCAAGCGCGATCGTCGCAGCAGCAAAGGGGCGATCAGGCCGGAACATCTTGGCAGTAATTACTTTGATCTAGTATTTCGCGAATCCGCTGATCTGCTAAAGCCGTATGGCGACATGATTTTGATGATGGGCGATGGCAATCATGAAACAGCCGTGCTCAGCAATCAAGAGGTTGACCCGCTTGAGAACGTTATTCGTCTGATGCGCAACGAGGGGGCAGTCACTGAGCATATGGGGTATCAAGGGTTTGTGCGATTTGTTTTTTATCGCGGTGACAGTGAATGTGTCAGACGATGCACTCTGTTTTTCCATCATGGAACATGGGGCGGAATCATTACCAAGGGCACGATGGGTGGGGGGCGATATGCAGCAATTGCTCCTGACGCTGACTTAATAGTTAACGGTCATAATCACGAACGTAGCATTGTCGCGCATCCGTGCTATCGCATTTCAGATAACGGCAAGGCATGGATCGAGCAGCGCTGGCACCTACAAACCGGCACCTACAAGCAGGAGTTTGGCGGCACCGGGGGTTGGGCAGTTGAAAAAATTGTGATGCCTAAGTCCCTGGGTGGAATCTGGCTTACGCTAAAGCCACGTAAGCGTGGGGGCGTCGAAATTGCATGTACGCCAACAACATGAAGCAATACGTTCTTGAGGTTGAATACACAATTGTCGTTGAAAGTCGCGAAGATGATCCCGAACAGGTATCTAATAACTTTATGGCGCAACTTACAGAGCTAGCGCCGTCCAATGATCACATCTTGGGCCTCTCGGTCCAGGTATTCCCTATTCCTCAATTGCGTGGATCATCGAATTGACGGCTCCAATCTCGTTCCCAAGCGAAGTGCAAAGCATCAATTCAGAAGGCAGATTTTTGAAGCGTGGTCGGACCTGTGCGCGTACTGCGAAAAACCCGCAGATACTCTTGATCACGTCAAGCCACGTCACAGAGGCGGCGCAACAGTTGTTTGCAATTTAGTGCCCGCGTGTAAAAACTGTAATCGTAAAAAGGGCAGTGAAGATTGGCGCGAATGGTTTACGCGTCAAGACTCCTGGTTAATTGACAGAGAAGCCAGAATTGCGCAATGGCTGAACGGGCTGAGCGTGTAATCCCAGTCGGATTCATCGACCCTCGCCTGTCGCCATAATGCTTGAAACCCACGCGTGATGGATTGCGCTCTACCTCGCCTCGTCGTACACTAGATAAGAGTTTTTCTCTCACTCAATGGCTTCCACTCCGGTCACTACTTTCACTTGGGGCGTTGCTCAACTTGAACGCGAAACAAGTGATGGATATGTTTTTACCGTTCATTATACTTTGAACGCCTCTGATAATGCTTATTCTGCGGGCGCGTATGGCAGTATTGGGCTTGAGCGTCCCGAGGGGGACATGATTCCCTTTGCCGAGCTGACCGAAGAACTGGTGCTCGATTGGGTGAAGGATAAGCTGGGCGCCGACAAGGTCGCTGAAATCGAAGCGGCACTGCAGGCCCAGCTTGATGAGCAGCACGCTCCCACCAAGGCGCAGGGGATGCCCTGGGCTGGCGCTCAAGGTCAACCCTGAGATAGCTGATGGCATACGAACCCTGGTACGTCGAACCGTATTACTGGGACTTCGGTTATGCCGTAGGTGACGGTGCCCTGCAGATCATTGAAGATTTGCAGGGTATTTCTCCGTCTGCAATTATTGAGTTATTTGAACTTGAACTCAATCAAGAACAGCACGGAGTCAACGCTACCTACTACTATCATTCGGGCACAAACTTAAAAGATAATACAGCGGTTGTATGGAACGGAATCTCTTATACGCCGCTGCCGATCATCGCTGAAGGTTTCGAGTATTCGGGCGCCGGGCAACTTCCCCGTCCGCGACTTCGAGTTGCAAACTTGTCGGGCGTCGTCAGTGGATTGATCGCGACGCTGCCCAATGGAATTGAAGGGGCAAAAGTAACAAGAGTTAGAACGCTCGCTCGCTATATAGATGCTGTCAATTTTCCGGGAAATGTAAGTCCGTACAGCCCAGACCCTACTGCAGAATGGCCCAGGGAAGTTTATTTTATTGATAGAAAAGCGAACGAAACACGAGACGTTGTTGAATTTGAACTCGCCGCGATATTTGACATTGCTGGGGTCAGGGCGCCCAAGCGTCAATGTGTCGCGAATGTTTGTCAATGGAAATACAGATCGCCCGAGTGCGGATACACAGGAAATGCTTACTTTGACGCAGATGATAGACCTGTTGGGTCTTTGGAATTTGATGTTTGCGGCAAAAGATTAAATAGCTGTTCTCTCAGATTTGGACAACTCACGGGATCTGGCTCAGTTACAAGGGGCAGCAACTTGCTGGTTATGGACTATCCCTTCTCTGTCGCGACGGGCAGCCCAGTGCAGGGATTTGGCGTTCCCGCGAATACTACTGTTGTGAGTTGCGTTGGCAATATTGTGACAATGAGCAACAGCGCAACACAAACTACTTCTTTTTCCGCGCTGGGGAAAATGTTTGACATCAATAAGCTTACTTTTAGTCTTGTCAATCCAGATGTTTTTTATTCAACTGGAATGACAATTTCGGGACTTGGCGTTCCAAGTGGAACGGTAATCACTAATACTGCTTACAACGGTTCCCCTGCAATTGATCAAAATGTAACAGTTGCGCAAAATCTTGACGTTTTCACAATTGGAACATTTGTAACTCAGAAAACAGCAACAATACAAGCTGCGCCGACAAATGTTACTACTACGCGAGGCAGCGGAGCCGTTACGGCGAATTCAAGTCGATTAGCACTTCCAAATACAACTTCTCTTTCGGCCGGCTTGTATGTTAGCGGCCCAGGTCTGTCAAATGATAATTTTGCCAAGATTACGGCAATCAATAGCAACACGAGCGGTGGTGGTCGATACCCTGTTACCACTTCTTATTGGGCGTCACTGAGTTATTCGCTTCCAATCGGAACATCTGGCCAGTATAACTTTTACTCTCCAAGTTCGTTAGCTACGCAACTTTATCAATTTAGCGCCCCGAGCAGAAATTACGTCTTTCGCGACTCTGGTATTTTGAATTTCGGTTCTTTCCCTGGTATTGGAACCTACTACGCATGAATTGGCGCGATCACGCTATTGATCATGCACGCGATCAGTCACCTCGCGAATCTTGCGGATTGCTGATAATTTGCAAGGGCAAAGAGAAATATTGGCCGTGCAAAAATCTTGCGTCACAGAACAATCAATTTATCATTTGCCCGCACGATTACGCCCAGGCCGAGGATTCCGGGGAGATCGTTGCCGTGATTCACAGTCATCCCATGGGCACCTCAGAGCCCAGCCAGGCCGATCGCGTGAGCTGTGAAGCCAGTGGAGTGCCGTGGCACATCTACTCACTTCAAGCCGGCTCCTGGAGCCTGCTGGAGCCCTGCGGGTATCGAGCCCCTCTGGTCGGACGCGAATGGGCCTGGGGCATCACGGACTGCTGGTCACTTGTGCGCGATTGGTATTTACAACATCAGCTGCACATAAATGATTACGAGCGCCCACTTACCCCAGAGGAATTCATGCTCGATCCGCTCTTTGAAAAATACTGGGATGATGCAGGGTTTAGGGAACTGCGCCCCGGTGAGCAAATGCAAGTTGGCGATGCGATTTTAATGTCAATTGGATCAAGAGGGTTGAATCACGTAGGCGTTTACATCGGTGATCAATTATTGCTTCATCACGTTCGCGGACGTCTCAGCACGAAGGATTTGTATGGTGGATGGTTGCAGAAATGCACTGGGCGTCGCTTGCGGCATTACGATGCAGCCAGGCTCACGCTGAACTGATGTTGCGCACGATTCGAGTCTACGGCCAACTCGCAAAGTTCCTGGGTCGCAAAACTTTTGAAGCTTCTGTTCGCAGCGCCGCAGAAGCCGTAAGATTCCTGCTCGCGAATTTTCCAGAACTGAAGGCTCACATGAGCGATCAATACTATAAAGTAATCGTAGGAGACTATAGTTTAACGATTAACGAACTTCACGATCCATCCGGTCAACAGGAAATCAAAATTGTTCCTGTGATCGGGGGCGCTGGCGGTGAGTTTTCAGCCATTTTGGCAGGTGTCGCTCTTGTAGTTTTTTCCCTTGCGTTCCCTGGAATTGGTGCTGCAATTGGTGGAGCCGCGATGACACAAATAGGCGTCATGGGCGCGGGTTTGATTCTTACTGGTGTTGCCGGGCTTCTGACGCCAACGCCAACGCTTCCAACTGGCATAGATACGCAAGGCGACCCGAGAAAAAGTTACAGCTTTAGCGGCGTGCAAAATACAAGTCGGCAGGGATTGCCGGTCCCAATTTGCTACGGCGAAGTGCTAGTGGGATCTGTTGTAATTAGCGCTGGCATCGACACCGTTGACATTTCGGGCTGACCATGACTCTGATTCGCGGCGCCCTGGGTGGCGGTAAAGGTGGCGGTGGTGGCGGTGGAACGCCAAGCGAGGCCAAGGATTCTCTTGACTCGAAGCAGTTTGCGACTGTCATTGATCTCCTCAGCGAGGGGGAGATCCAGGGGCTCAAGGACGGGCTGAAATCGGTCTTCCTGAACAACACACCGCTCCAGGATGCAAGTGGATCCTTCAATTTCAAGGATGTACTTTACGAGTTTCGTACCGGCACACAGGATCAAGACTATATTCGTTTTCGCGACGAATCCGGAAAACTCATCGGGACGGAAACAACTGACGAACAAGCCGTTGGCGTAACAGTTAAGAAAGACACTCCAGTCATTCGCACTATTACAGATCGCAATACGGATGCTATCGCCGTAACACTAAGTGTTCCTGTTTTTCAAATTATTGATAGCAAAGGAAATATCAAGGGCGCGAATGTTGAGTATAAGATTGAATGGCAATACAATGGCAACGGATTCGGCACAAACAATCAAGTCATCAACGGAATACTTAAAGGAAGAACTGGCGACCAATACGAGAGAAGGCACATCATCCAAATCAATGGCGACTTTCCTGTTGATGTTAAAATTACAAGACTGACTGACGATAGTACAAGCTCTAAAGTAACTAATGATTTTGTTTGGCTTACTTACGCTGAAATTATTTACGATCGGCTGCGTTATCCAAATAGCGCACTAATCGCTCTACGCGTTAACGCCGAACAGTTTAATAGCGTCCCAGATCGTAGTTATTTGATTCGCGGCATTAAAACAAGAATTCCGGATAACGCGACAGTCAATCAAGCCGATGGCTCCCTTACTTATAGTGGAATATGGACTGGTAATTTTAAGGCAGCGGAATGGAATTCAGACCCAGCCTGGGCGTTGTGGGATTTATTAATTAGCACAAGATATGGATTTGGTGATCATATTTTAACGCCCGCAGAAAAGCAGGATTTATCTTTTTCGGGCGATGCAAGCAGGCTCGATAAGTGGAGCTTTTTTGCCGCTAGTCAGTATGCAAACGAAAAAGTCCCTACAGGTAGATACAACTCAGATGGAACTGCAATTCTCGAACCGCGTTTCTCTTGCAACATAAATATACAAACTCAGGATGAGGCTTTCAAGCTTATCAATGATATGTGCTCTGTGTTCAGGGCAATGCCCTACTGGAGTACTGGTTCTTTAACAATTAGCCAGGACAGACCGGAAAATCCTGCATATCTTTTTACTCTCGCGAATATAACAAAAGACGGCTTTAGTTATAGCAGTAGCAGTCTTAAGACTCGCCCGACTGTTGTTGTCGTTAGTTATTTTGATATTGAATTACGCGACATCGCGAAAGAAGTTGTCGAGGATCGAGAGCTTGTAGAAAAATATGGCGTCGTAACAAAAGAAATTAGCGCGTTTGCTTGCAATTCTCGGAGTCAGGCACGCAGGATGGGGTTGTGGATGATTTACTCCGAGTGGCGAGAAGGAGAAATCGTTAATTTTGTCTCTTCTGCTGATGCCGGAGTAATCGTACGCCCTGGGCAAGTTATTGAAATTGCAGATCCCGTGCGCGATAGTACGAGACGTGCGGGGCGAATTGCGTCTGCAACATCTACAAGGATTACCGCTGACGATTTAACCGGGCTGACAATTATAGCGAACTCCCGACTTTCTGTGATAATGCCAACTGGCTTAGTTGAGTCAAGAACAATTGAAGCAGTTGAAGATAATTCGTTTGTTGTTACAGTGCCATTTTCAAGCGCACCAAGCGTAAATAGCATTTGGATGTATGAATCATCTTCAGCACAACGCTCAAGCTGGAGAGTCCTTTCTATTGAAGAAAGAGATGGAATCGAGTATTCAATTGCCGCAATCTCATACAATAGCAGCAAGTATGACTACGTAGAAAGAGGCGAAGAACTTGAGCCGAGGCAGATTAGTGATCTTTCAATCGTTTATCAAGCTCCTAAAAATATCCAAACGACAGAAAAGCTTTACAACGCAAACGGAAGAGTATTGTCCAAGATCATAGTCACATGGAAATCAGTTTCTGGTGTCAAGCAGTATCGAATTAGATGGAGAGAGCCAAGTGGCAACTGGAATTCAACCGATCAACCTCGCGTTGACTACGAAATTCTTGACGCGCAAGAAGGTGAATACGAAATTGAAGTTTATAGTCTAAATGCTGCGCTTGTTCAATCGGCAAGCCCGGCAAGGGCAAGGATTGTTTCTGTTGGCAAAACGGCTCCGCCAGAGGATCCAACGGGTCTAACAATTACGCCAGTAGATGAATCCACAGCAGTTCTTGCATGGAATCTATCGAATGACCTGGACGTTACAAATGGCGGGGCCGTACTGATTCGCCACAACCCAGCACTGGTAAGTGCAACCTGGGAGGCTGCGCAAGAGATCGTTTCCGCTGCTGCTGGCAGCCAAACGCAAAAACAGGTTCCCTTGCTTGAGGGCACTTACTTCATCAAGTTTGAAGACGATGGCGGAAGAAGATCTGCTAATTATGCCTCTATCGTTGTAGATCTTCCAGAACCACAGCCAAGATTGCTTGTTGAAACCCTTACGGAGCATAACACCGCGATTCCCTTTAACGGAAGTTTCGGCTCAATGCTTTACCTAGCAGAGCTGAGTGGCATTGTACTGGATAACGCTCAACTTATTGATGAAACTGTTTTTTCGCTAATTGTTGCAGGAGGCGGAACGTGGGATTCGCTGCCAAGTATAGATAGTTATGGCGGACTTGTTCAAGAGGGCGAGTACGTTTTTGCCCAAAAGAAAGACATGGGGCATATATATGATGTAGATTTTTACAGAATTCTTGAATTTGATACGTTCGCGATTGGTACATTGTGGGACGATCAGCAGCAGGAAATTGATACATGGGCGACAATTGACTATGGGCAAGATCTTGACAGGCCCAATGTAAAAGTCTTCATCTCCGCGACAAATGTAAATCCAGCGACTGCTGTTGAGGCTGACTGGGGGCCGTGGAGGGAGTTGTCTAATTCAATCCTTACGGGTAGAGGATTTAGATTCTTCACGCAAGCCAAAACGCTTGATGTCAATCAAAATATTGTCATTACTCAATTGGGTGCAAGAATTGAATTGCAGCAAAGAACAGAAAGATCTAGCGCCATTCTCGAAAGCAATACTTCAGCTCCTACGATAACGTTTACAAGTGCTTTTTATCAAGCTCCTTCGGTTGGCGTTACTGCATATGATCTTGCAACGGGCGATTACTATGAAATCACTAACGTAACCACGACTGGATTCGACATAACATTTAGAAATGCCGCAGGCACTGCCCTGAACGCACGCAAGTTCACGTACACTGCAGTCGGCTACGGCAAGCGCATTTCTCCCCCCTAGTTATGTCACAGCACGATTTGAATATTGCAAATAACACGGGCCTGGGATTCAGGAATGATCTGAACCTTGCGCTTGCTGCCATCGCCACAAACCAAAGCGGGACTTCTGCTCCAATCGGTTTTGGCCTGGGTGGCCCTTACGCGTATCAAACATGGATTGATACAAACGGTGCCACCGAAATTTATAAAATCTATAATGGCGCGTCATGGGTAACGCTGTTTGATATTACAGGTAACAACGCTGATTACTTTGCTGGAAATGTAACCCTTAGAGCGCAGGGAGAATTGCGACTCAATGATTCTGATAGCAGCAATTACCTTGCTTTTAGGGCGCCATCAACTGTTGCATCAAACGTCACTTGGACGCTTCCCGCCGCAGATGGAATCAACCGCCAGACGCTGATCACCGATGGAGCGGGCGGATTTAATTTTGCTCACATGGGCGGAGCATTATTTTACAGGTTAAATTCTGACATTGATAGAACCACTGGAACGACAAGCGCTCAATCTTTGTTCAACGTTGGCGTAAGTCTTGCGGCAAGCACTGTTTACATGTTTGAAATTGTTGCAGTGCTGGAAGCCGGAACCTCGGCAACGGGGATTGTTTCGTTTGGATTTGCTGGAACCGCCACAGTAAATAATATCATGTATCAGGCCCTGGTTGAAGAATCAACTGGCACTTTCGGCACAGTTGGCGTACCTCAAAACCTTACGGCGATAAATACTGCATCGGCTACAGCTATTACAAATAGCACTATTCAGAAATATGCAGTACTGAGATTGACTGGCACTGTTAGCATTAATGCCGCAGGAACTCTTATTCCACAATTTACCACAAATACCATCAATATTGTATATGACACAAAAGCGGGCTCTTTCATGAAGCTCTGGCCTATTGGCTCTGCAGGTTCTAACAGTTCCGCTGGTACTTGGTCCTGATCATGGCAGTTAAAACCAAAACCGGATCCAGCTCGATCGAGCGAATTTCCTCTCCTCCAAAGCGCACGCGTCAAGGTAAAAGCCTGAGGACGAAACTCAGCGCAACATCGCGCAATGGGCGCAAAAAGCGCTATCGCGGACAGGGCCGATAGAATCCCGACAGGAGGTGCATCATGGCAATCGAGCCCGGTACTTACAACATCTCCCTGCAACGTCGCGCCGATTATGCAGTTCAACTGCAATTCAAGGACAGCACGGGCGCAGGGATTAACATAACGGGCTGGACCGTTGCTGCACAAGTCTGGAACGTAGCGCGAACAACAAAGTACGCGGATTTCACCGTAACCAATGTTAGCGTCGCGACAGGAATTGTCAAAATTTCCCTGACGGACGAGCAAACTACAACTTTTCCCGACGAACTCGCGTACGACGTTGCCTTGACAGATCTGAGCGGGATGAAAGAATATTATCTTGAGGGCATGATTTACGTTTCCCAGGGCTATACGGCATGAAAAACTCTGTCGTCGTCACAACGGGCGGGCTTGGGACGATCGTCTCGGTCATCACACAAGGCCCTCAGGGGCCAGGAGGGATTGATCCGCGCTATGACGCCCTGGAGGCTCGTGTCGCCGCCCTGGAGGCCGCCACGGTGGCCCTGAGCGACCTCACCGATGTGCTGCTCAGCTCGCCCAACAACGGTGATACGCTGACTTACAACGGTGTGAAGTGGATTAACACTGAAGCTTATTCAGTCGGCCCCTGAGATTGAAGTAGATAGGCTGCGAACAGCTCGCGCCCTCTTCACCCCATGCCGCCCAATGACGACGTCTCACATGGAGACATCTATCACAAGCTTGGCTCGCTCGAAGGAAAGCTAGAAACAGTTTTGCTGCAACTTGGAGATAGGAAGTCTGATCTCGCAAGCATTTTTGCCAGATTGCGCGAGATTGAGATCAAGACTGCTATTGGCGTTGGAATTGCAATTGCATTTAGCGTGCTCTTGCCGTTCATTGTTCAAGCCGCAGCCCCTAAACTTCATTTCAGCGCTCACGAAGAGAGGCAGCAGTAATGCCAAATTGGCTCTGGAGGTCAATTGTTGGCACGGCTGGGATAATCAGCATCGTCGCGGTTCTGCAATGGGGATCGTGTCGTTTTTATGTGCTACCTCAGGTCTGGCCCTGGTATGCGCGATATGTCGGCACTGAGCAGGGGAGCAAAATTGACCCGGCTCCTCTTGGATGCAATGACGTAGATACGCGAACAATTGCAGTTCTGATGGGTGTACTGACAACCCTGATTAGCCTTAGCAGGAAGGCCGACTGACTCATGAAACCACTTCTGATTCGCCTCGCGAAGATTTTCATCAAGCTCGCGATGGATCAGGCACTAGAAAAAGCACTGCCGGTGATCTACAAGCGAATTGACGCGGAAGTGCCCAAGCTTTTGATTGACAACGCTCCCCCTTCAGTTGTCAAAAATCACATTGCTCACGCTATTTCAACAGCAACAAACGGCAAAGTCGATAAAAACATGATCGACCTTGTTGTTCTTGCTTACAATCCGATCAAGGCTGCAATCATCAAGAAATGAGCAACTTTCTTTCTGCTGCGCGTTGGACAGACAAAGATCAACCGCAACCACATCAAATTGCCGCCTGGAATATCGCCTGGAACTGGTTGAGCAAAGATCAGCAAGAGGAGTTTTTGGAAACTTTTCGTTCTGCGCCCAAGCTTCCCCCTCAAACATGGCTTGAGCCCGCAATTCAAATTATCAAACAATTTGAAGGCTTGAGGCTCGATGCTTATTTGTGTCCTGCCAACGTTCCCACAATTGGCTATGGCGCGACATCTATTAATGGGCGTCCTGTAAAAATTGGAGACAAAATTACAGAAGTCCAGGCTCTTCAACTATTGCAAGAGCAAATCAAAAACGTCTATGCGCCTGGCGTATTTGGGCTTATTCCTGCATCTACTGCATTTCGCCCAGCGCAGCAAGCTGCTCTAATTTCCTGGGCTTTTAATGTTGGTCTTTCTGCTGTTGAAGAATCAACGCTGCGCAAGCGAATTGCAAATAAGGAAAATCCCATCACCGTCATCTCTGAGGAGCTGATCAAATGGGACAAGGCCGATGGCAAGCCCCTGGAGGGCCTCACGCGGCGTCGGAAGGCTGAGATCGAACTGTTCATCGGCAGGACTGAGGTTCAGCAGCAGACCGCCAAGCTGTCTCCCAGCGCCTCTTTCTCCTCGCGTCTGACGCCTCACATCACCCTGGGTGAATTCGCCCTGAACGAGGAGGCAAGGCGATTCCGCCATCAATATCAACTTGACACCGCAGCCGAGCTTGCAGGTTTTCTTGAGCGCGTCAGATTGGCATTTGGCGGTAAGCCGATTATTATTACATCTGGCTATCGCACACCCGCGATCAATCACGCTGTTGGTGGCGCGTCAAATAGTGAGCATCTTTTCGATGCGCCTGGCGTTGGTGCAGTTGATTTTTGGATCAGTGGCGCGAACATTGAACACGTTCAAGATTGGTGCGACAAAAACTGGCCTTATAGCGTTGGATACGGCGCGAAAAAGGGTTTTGTTCACCTCGGGATTCGCAAAGGGCGCCCAAGAGTGCGCTGGGATTACTGATTAGAAGCTCAGTTTCTTTTTCATGAAAATCATCAACGCGCATCTCTTCATTCCGCTCTTTTCCATGGCTTGAAGCTTCGACTTGGAGAGGCCTGTCATTTCGCTCAGGTCTTTCCAGGTAGTTGGCAGGCCCTTATTTCTTTCAATAATTACCAGTCGCGTTGTCTTGTCAAGGTATTCATCAATTGCGCTATACAAAATTTCATTATTAATTTTGTCTTCCGCGTCTTCTACAGTGTTTGAGCTTCTGTAATCGACAATTGTCTCAATAATAGAAAATCCTGAATCGTCTTCTCCGCACTTAAGATCGAGACTTGTGGTTGCCTTTGGCGCATTTAACAAGTCGCATACCTGTCCTTCGTTTAAGCCAATTTCTGTCGCGACCTCTTTAATTGTAGGCTCTCTACCAAGCTGATGGCTCAATCTTTCGGAAGCCTTTTTAATTGTAAAAATTGACTCATGAACGCTTGTGGGGAGCCTGATCGAAGAATCGCTTGTTTGCAGCGCACGCTGTATCGCCTGCCTAATCCACCAATACGCGTACGTACTCATCGCGTATCCCCTAGTAGGATCAAATTTTTCAACAGCGCGAGCCAATCCAATATTTCCCTCTTGCACTAGATCCATAAACTCTAGTGTTTTTGCTTGCGTAATATATCTACGTGCAATGTTAACAACAAGTCGCAGGTTGCAGTTGATAAATTTTTCTCGTGCGCGAATCCCAGCTCTTTCTATTTGCAGTTCAGCTCTGGTATATGTATCGCGATCCTGGCCCCTAATTGCGATCCACGCCTGCACCTGAGTGCCAAGGGCGACCTCTTGGGCCTTGTTCAGGAGGGGGTATCTCCCTATTTCATTGAGGTAAACCTGGACGCT